AAACTAATAACAGGTAATACTTACATATGGGCAAATAGATTGTCTAATGGTAAGGTGCAAGAATTAGTAGTTCTCCCATCCCAATATGTAGCTATCGTTTCTGATGGCACTATTAATGGGGTTGAAGCGTACACATTTACTTTGGTAGGATGGGATAATTTACCAGTAAGTGATGTGATACATCTTAAGTACTTCAACCCTTACTTTGATACCAATGGTCAGCAATTATATGGATTGTCACCTTTACAAGCTGCATTTAGAACAGTACAACGTTCTAACGATGCAAAAGATACTTCAGTAGGTATGCTACAGAATCAAGGACCTAAAGGTGTATTGTTTGCTAAAGAAGGCAACAATGATTTCGGACCAGAGGCAGCAGGTAAATTAAAAGAAGATTTCTACAATCAATACGGAACTAAAACTCAAGGCGGTATCGTTCAGAACGCTGGTAGAATTTTAATAGCAGGTGCGGAGTTAGGTTGGTTAAACATGGGATTGTCTCCTATTGACTTACAGTTATTAGAATCAGAGAAGATTACGCTTAGAGAACTTTGTAACGTATATGGAGTTAACTCAGCATTGTTTAACGATCCAGATAACAAGACTTATAACAACATGAAGGAAGCTAAGAAGGAAATGTTGACGCAAGTTGTGCTTCCTGAGTTAGTAGCTATTCGTGATGCATTAAATAAATTCTTTGCTAATGAAATGGGCAGAGATACTTATATCGATTTTGACTTAACAGTATTCCCTGAATTACAAGAGGACATGAAAGAGTTAAGCTCAATCCTTTCTCAGTCTTGGTGGATTACTCCTAACGAAAAGCGTGTGGCTATGCGTTATGAAACTATGCCTGATGAAGTAATGAACGAAATCTTTATACCTGCAGGCTACTTACCTATAGACGAATTGACTATGTTGCAAGATCCTCGTGACGCACAACAGCAAAGTGACTACAATAGACCACCAGTAAAATAAAAAATATGGAATTTAAATCATTAGACAATCTATTAAAGTTAATAGAAATAGACTTAGAAGAAAAAGCGGTAAGTAAGTTAAACTCAAAAGGAGTTTCTCATGCAAATAGCTTGATTGAAGCTGGTAAGGTTAAAACTCCATCTTCATGGGAAAGACCATCTGTAGAAATGGAGAATGCTTACATCAAGGAAAATGGATGGGGCGAGTTTTCTAAATGGTTCTTAGGAGTAGATCCATCAGAGGGCAATGAGACTAAAGGTCATTACGGCTATATTTACACTTCTGATTTTAAGACTGTAGATAGACAAGCTTTAAGAGCAATTCGTCAAAGATCTGCTCAAAGAGGATTGAAATCTATTTTTGCTGCTGCTGGCAAGATGATTGTAAAAATTGACGGAGAGGAGAATGACTAAAATTCTTTATCCTTCACAACAATTTGCTTTGCAACAAAAAATTGCAAGGAAATCAATCAGAGAATACCAGCCAAAAATAAAGGCAGTATTACAGAAGGATTTTGATAAAGCTGCTGAGTTAGTTAGCCAAATGGGTGCTCAGCAAACCGTAAATAACAGACAAGCGTTATTCGACTCACAATCGATTAATAATATTTTACGAAATTTGTATGAAAACGTAGGCGGCTATACTGCAATGCGTTATCAGAAGATATTTGACAGGTTTAAAAAACAAGAGTCTATAGACTTTGATCCGCTAAACATAGCTGATGAATGGTTGGCATTTATGCTATCTTATTGGACAGCAATTAGTGGAGCAAAAATGTTTGGCATAGAAAATACAACTGAAACTGAAATAGCAAGGTTGATTAACAATGCCATTCGTTACGGACAGGAAAATAATCTTACTCAGAATCAAGTAAATCAGATGGCCATAGTGTCATTAAGAGAAGGTAAGATTAATAATGCAAGAAGTCTATTGATTGCTCGCACCGAATCACATCAAGCTTTAAGCACAGGTGCATTTGGTGCAACCAAGTATTCTGTAGTTCCAGTGTTAAAACAATGGATACATTCTGAGTACATGGCAGCTCCTCGATTGTGGCATTTAGATTTGGATAGACAAACTAACCCTGACACAAACGGAACGAGATTATTGGTGGATCAGCCATTTATGGTGAACACGCCAAACAGAGGGATGATACAAATGCAATACGCACATGACGCTATTGGCGGTGCTATAAATAACTGCAACTGCAGATGCTGTACGGTGTATATTGCGTAAACAAATAAATATGAGTAATTTTTATAACAGAAAAGGAGTAAGTGGTGCGCCGATAGATATGTCGGATGACTCAAGAACAGTAGTTGTTTACTACTCCGCATTTGGTAATGTAGATAGCGATGGCGATGTAATTACGCCTGGTGCATTTACTAAATCTTTAAAAGAGAATGGTCCAAAAGCCAAGAATAGAATCTGGCATTTGTTTAACCATTCTACAGACAAGCCTATTGCTAAACCATTTGATATGGCAGAAGATGGCTTCGGTCTAAAAGCTTACGTTAAAATGCCAAACACAACTTTAGGTAGAGATACTTATGAGTTGTATAAAGATGGGCATATCACCGAGCATAGCATTGGCTTCCAAACTGTGAAGTCTCAAGCTAAGTCAGGTTATAACGAAATATCTGAAATTAAATTGTTTGAGGGTTCCTCTGTTTTATGGGGAGCTAATTCTAATACACCAACAGTAATGGTTAAATCTGAAATCAAAGCTACTCTTATTGATGAGATGGGCAAAACTATCAAGTCTTTAAAAAATGGTTTTTATACAGACGAGACATTCGGTTTGTTAGAATTAAAACTTAAGCAATTACAACAATATCTTGCAGAAATGGAAGACGAAGAGTCAGTTCCTTCAGAAGAACAACCGCCTACAGAAGAACCATCTGAATTGCAACCAGAAGGTGAATCAGAAGACGAGGCATTGGAAGAAGAAGAAAACCCGACTGTTTCTATTGAAATCGAGATAAACAAATATTTACAAACATTTAAAATTTTCAACTAATGGTAGAAGAAATTAAAAGTGCTTTCGAAGGTATCAAGTCTGAATTAAACGGACAATTTGATGCTGCTAAAGCTGAAAACGTAGCTGCAGTAGATGCGGTTAAGTCTGAATTAGAAGAATTAAAATCTCAAGTAGCTGTAGTTAAAGATGCTGCAGACAAACTTGAAGCAAAAAACAATCGTATTAAAATGAACGAAAATCAAGTAAAAGGGTTCAACGTAACTCTTGCTGAAGCAATCGAGAAGAATGCTGACAGCATCGCAAAATTAGGTCGTGGTGAAGTAAAGCGTTCTGGCTTTGTATTAGACACTAAGGCTGTAGGTAACATGACAGAAGCAGTTAACTTAACTGGTGATATTCCTCGTCAATATGCTCCACAAGTATATGCTCTTCCTAATCGTAAAGTACATGTTAGAAGTTTGTTACCAGTAGGTACAATCTCTACAGGTTTATTTACTTTCCCTAAGGAAACTGGTGGTGAAGGTGATGTAGCTCCACAAGTACAAGGTAGCTCTAAAGCTCAATTAGATTTCGATATCACAATGACTGATGCTCCTGCTCAGTACATCGCTGGTTTCGTAAGAATCTCTCGTCAAATGTTGGATGACGTTCCTGCAATGACTTCTTTCTTACAAGCTCGTTTGTTAGAGAAATATTTATTAGCTGAAGATGCTCAGTTATTAAACGGTAACGGTACAGCTCCAAACTTAACTGGTTTGACTATTAACGCTGCTGCTCCAACTGGTGCTGCAACTGTAGATGTTGAGCAATTAGTACAAGCTATTGCACAAGTTTCTGCTAGCAACTATTCTGCTAACGGTATCTTGATCAACCCAACTGATTGGGCTAACATTATGAACACTAAGAATACTAACTCTGCTTATAGTCTTCCAGGTTCTACAGTTGTTACTACTGATGGTTCTTTAACTATCGCTGGTATCCCAGTATTCCAATCTACAGCAATCGCTGCTGATAAGTTCTTAGTAGGCGACTGGGCAATGGGTGCTCAAATCATGCAAAATCAAGGTATCTCTGTTCAGTTCTCTGAATTTGATAGCGATAACTTCCAAAAGAACTTGATTACTGTAAGAGTTGAAGCTCGTATTGCATTCCCTATCTACTACAACAGTGCGTTTGTATATGGTGATTTCGGTAACGTAGCTTAGTCTTAGACTAATCTAAAATATAAGGGGTAGCCAAAAACTACCCCTTTTTTAATGCGTTAAATTTTGACTATTTTTGTAAAAAACATACAGGATGCAAATTGTACGAGATATAGCTGTTTTATCTGATACTGTTTCAGAAGCAATAACCTTAGCAGAGGCTAAAAACTATTTAAGGGTAGATTACCCTGAAGATGACGCATTAATTGAAGCTTTAATCACCTCAGCAAGAGTAAGGTTAGAGCAATATGCTGGTGTAGCTATGACACAAAGAAATTTACAAGTAGTTGCGTTTATGAGTGAGTTTATTGAACTTCCATATGTTCCAGTTGGTGTTTTGATGTCAGTTGAGTATTGGAATGGACAAGATTGGTTAACATTAGAAGAAGGCGATTATTATACTTTAGGCACAAATACAATGAAAGTATATAGTGTATCTTATCCAGGAGGCGAATATAGATTTACTTACACTTGCGGATATTGTGAGCCTACTCCTACAATGAGAACAGCTTGCTTTAAGATGTTGGCTGATTTGTACGAGTACAGAGAATCAAGCGTTGAATCAAGTAAGCCAAGTGCTAATTTAACTACTGCTTACGAATTAATGAAGCCATATAAAAGAATAAACTACATTTTATAATGATAGGTAAATTAAAAACCAGAATTACATTTAAAAGCAAAACAGGTGTGTCTGATGGAGCAGGTGGATTTGTAAATACTCTTTCAGATTACTATACATGTTGGGCTGAGATTGTTACAGATACTGAAAGCAAAACAAATATTATCGATAAGGACTCTATTTCAAATGATAAAACATTTAGAATAAGATATACCGATTCAAAAACCTTTGATAATAAATTAGTTATAAGTTATAAAAATAATTTATACTTAATTAAGTCTGTCATTAATGAAAGAGATTTGAATAAATATTTTTTAATTGGTTGTTCAACTATTAAATAATGAGTGCTTTTAGCATAGGAATAACTGGACTTGATGCAATTAAGGCAAAGTTTGCTAATGCATCAGATAGACTTAACCTTCATGTTGCTGATGCTATAAATCAGACTTTAGTAAACATTCAGCAAGATGCAAAAGCTGATGTTAAGGTTAAAAGTGGTGCTTTGCAAAGAAGTATTACACATAGGAAAATTGACAAAAGCTTACAAGCTGGATATGTTATTGCTGGTAATAAGAATGTTAGATACGCCCCATATGTAGAATTTGGAACCAGATTTAGAATAAATCTTCCAAGATTGGTAAATATATCCCCTGAAGAACAAAGCAAATTTGCAAGGCAATTTACTGTTCAGAATCCTAAAAAATTTACTAATTTGCCTACCAGACCATTTTTAATGACTGCATTTGATAAGCGTTATACACAACTTTTATATACAATAAAGGAATTTAAGATATAAATATATTTCGCTAAATTTGTGTAAATGAAAGACTGCGGATTAGCTATAAGGAAGGCTTATTTTGATAAATTGACTAGCGAATCTTTTTCGTTAGGTGTTTATGATACTATAGCTCCTGATCAAGTAAATCCACCATTCTTAATCATTAGTAGTCAAACATCTGCTGAAAATAGTGACAAACAAAGCTATAGCCAAAATGTAACAATTCAGTTTGATGTTGTCTATAAAACAAGTAAGGCAGGAGAAGTTGGACAAAAGTCTGTTGACGAATGGTCTAATGAGTTACTGGAGATTATAGGTGTTTATCCTGTAGATTATCCAAGTGCAGCTCCTAACTTTAAAATAGTAACTCGTAGAGTAACTTCAAACGAAGCTACCTTTGATTATGTGGATGAAGCATATGTGTTTAAGAGGGTTATTGTAATGGAGCATTTTGTGAATCAAATATTATAAAAAAAAGTAAAATAAAATAAAATGGCAACAACAGGTGTATTTAACGGAACCTCATTGGTTGTATTAATTGGAACAGAGGTGGTAGCTCATGCTACATCTTGTTCTTTAAGTTTTTCTGTAGATTTACCAGATAGCACAGATAAGCAAAGTGGTGGATGGACAGATCATATTGCTGGTGTTAAATCTTGGTCTTTGACTACAGATGGTTTAGCTACAGTTGAACCTGCAGCTACAGCTTCTTATTACACTACAGGTGAGTTAATGACTGCAATCGCAAACAGAACTGCTGTAACAGTTAAGTTTACTACAGTTAGTGGAACAACTCCAGTAACAGGTGACTTAATTTGGTCTGGTTCTGCTTTCATTGAAAGTATGGATATTACTGCTGACATGGAGTCTCCAGTAACTTATTCAGTATCTTTCACTGGAACAGGAGCATTGACTCAGGCTACTAACGCATAATAACCAAAAACAACAACATATATGAGAGGACATTACGAAATAACGCTTTCGGATGGTACTAAGGTGCCTTTAAGATTCTGCACATGGTCTTTAAAAAGATTTTGTCAATTACAAGGTATCGGACCATCTGAAATAGGTGAAGCTCTAACTGGCGATAACACATTAGATGCTATCGTTAATTTAATAAAGGCTGCTGCTGAATATCCTTTATACAAAGAAGGCATTACGCCTCACTTCACAGACTTAGATGTTTGTGATTGGATAGATGATATGGGCGGAGTGTCAAGCCCTAAAACACAAGACTTATTCAAAGCATTGTCTGAGAGTATGTCAAGTGGTTTAAATGATAGCACTCCTAAGGGCAAGAAAGGTGATGTAAAAAAAAATTAGAGTGGATTGATATTGAAAGATATACAATGGGGGAGTGCCAAGTGCTTCCCCATTTGTTTTGGGATATGACAATGTCAGAATTGGATTTTATATGGTATGGCTATAGGCATAAAGAAGAGCAAGAATGGATTAGAACCAGATGGCAAACCACTCTTTTAATAAACATTCAGTTACCAAAAGGCAAAAAAGTAAAGCCTAAAGACCTTTTAGAACTTGATTGCGATAATCGTAACTTTGTGAAACAAAACGTAATGAGCAAGGAAGAGTTAGATAGTGTGCTTCAAAAATATAATAATGCTAAACCTATAGAAAAAAATGGCAGTAGAAGAATCGATTAAAATTAAGATACAGGCTAACGCTGAAGAGTTTAAGATTGTATCTGATATTATAAATAAGGAGTTAGGCAAGTTGGGCAAAAACTTCCAAATATTGGAAGGAGATATTAACCAGGCTGCTAATTCAATGAAAAAGTTTGAAAGCTCATCTAAAGGCTTTAATAAAGGTCTAATGAATATTTCTTTAATTCTACAGGATTTGCCGTACGGATTTAGAGGTATTCAGAACAACTTACCAGCTCTTGCTCAAGGATTTGGATTATTATATTTAGCTGTTTCTGCTGTTACTGCAGCTATGACATATTTCGTATTACAAGGTGATAATATGTCTAAAGGAACAAAGCAACTATTTGACACATTTAAGGATTTCGTCAATGGAGTAGTAAATGATATAGTTAACAAACTATATCCTGCTTTTAAATCAATAACAGAATCTATTAAATATTTATGGAGTGTATTTGGTGATAATATCATTTATCAATTTAAGATAATTTGGGAAAATCTACTTGCGTTTCTTAAGATAGCAGGAAATATATTAGCTGAAGCATTTAGTGCAATAACCAGTTTAATAAAAGGAGACTGGAGTAAATTTGGCGAATCATTATTGAATATATTTAAGTTAGCATGGAATGGTATAATTCAGTTTTTATCATTTGCATTAAAACAAGTAGGAAACGGTATTGGTGCGTTTGTTAAAATATTTAACAAAGACTTAGGTGATAACCTATTAAAATCTGTAGATAAGACTGCAAACGAGTTTTCTAATAAATTTAAATTCGCATTTAAAGAAGTAGAAAGTGCTGGCAAAAAAATAGATGTATTTGCTTTGTTTGGAGGCAAAAAGAAAGGCGGTAAAGGTGGCAAAGCAGAAGATCCAACAATAGCTGTTTTAGAGGCTAAAAAACAATATTACAAAGATGATATCTTAATGTTTGCTGCATATGAGCAAGAAATATTAAGAAGACAGGAGGATTTAGAGGTAAAACAAGCTACTATAGATAAAAAGGGTAAAGAGTATATACAAGCTATTAGAGAAAAGTATCAGCAATTACAACTAAATTCTGCTAAAGAAGCAAGCGATAAATACCTTGCACAAGTAGAAAAAGTAAATAAACAAGAGCAAAAGGACTTAGAAGCTCAACAGGCTATTACAGAAAGGATAGCAAAAATGACGATGGACATGAGATTTGATATAGCAAACGCTATGTCAAAGATAAATGAAGATTTTGCTAAAAAAGATGTAAAAAACCTTAATACTCAATTATCTACTACATTAAAAGCAACAAGAGGAAACTATCAAGCTCAAAGGGCAGCAATAGAAGAAGCTATTGCTAAAAACGAAGAGTTCAAGCAATCTGCTATTGAGTCTGGTTATGCTACAAAAGTATTTGAAGATAATGCAGAAAACCTAAAATCAGCTTTAGAGGGATTGGTAGATCCAGTAGAACAGTTCGAAACTCAATTCAATGATGTTGTAAACAATTTAATTTCAGGTGCATTAGTAGAGTTAGGTACACAAATCGGAAACGTATTTAGTGGAGGCGTGTTTGATATGACTGGTATATTGCAATTACTTGCAAGTTCTTTAATACAATTAGGAACGTATTTAGTTACAATATCTAAATTATTTATAACTATTAAGGCCTTATTTGCTTCACAAGGATTGTTAGCTCCATTTGCAATTCCAATAGGTATTGCAGCAATAGCTGCAGGTGCTGCCCTTAAGAATTCTATGTCTAAAAATAAGCCAACTGCATTTGCTAATGGAGGTATAGTATCAGGACCTACAATGGGTTTAATTGGAGAATATCCAGGAGCAAAAAACAATCCTGAAGTTGTTGCACCTTTAGATAAATTAAAAGATTTAATGTCTAATCAAGGCGGTGGATCATTTGTATTAAGAGGACAAGACCTTGTTTTGGCTATGAATAGAAGTGAATCATCATTAAAACTTAGAAGAGGCTAATGGCATACGGACAAAAATATTCTGTATTATTTGCAACAAGAGCAAATAAAAGCGTTGAGCTTAAGATATGGCAAGAAGGCTATTCTGGAAGCATTATAAACCTTCAGGGAGTAGATGTTAATCTTGAATATATACCAAGCTCAGACGATCCGTTTGAGCCTATATTTGCGTCTCAATTAGGTGTTACATTAGACTTTACAGACAATATAAATAACATTATAAATTTTACCAATATTAATGATAGATATACATATGTTGAAATGTATGTAGATACTATCATAGAGTGGGTTGGATTTGTAATTAATGACAATGTTCAAATATCATATACAACAGGTAGAAAGTTAGTATCATTTAATGCTACTGACGGATTAGGTATGTTAAAAGATATACCATTTGAACCGCCAGCAGGGAATGCAGGAGTTAATGATTATGGAAGTATTCTTACAATACTAAGAACTTGTTTAAATAATATAGCGTTTAAGAACAATAGAAACATTATAACTATGTGTTCTTATTTTTCTATTGGCATGAGCAATAGAAGTGTAAATAGCTGGAGAGATCCATTTGTGCAAGCATTTATTAATTATAGGACATTTTTACAAGATGAATATAGTTATACTAATTGCTTAGACATAGTATCTGATATAGCTAAATCATTTGGGTGTAGAATATTTCAGGCAAGAGGTAAATGGTGGATTGTAGCTGTAAATGAATTCGCTAAAGTAAATTCTTACTATACCGAATATACATCAACTGGTACAAGAGTTGACAATGGAGATGGCAATCTAATTAATACTTCATCTACAATTCAACCTTATGCGACAAACACATCTGGATTGTACTTTATAGATAACAGTCAGCTTAAAATAATAAAAAAGGGATATTATAAGATTATAGCAGAAGGAAGTGTTGACATTTGCGCAAATTATATTCCTAATGGCAATCTACAGAATAACGATGGCAACGATGCTGCTTATTGGACAAGATCTGCTACTGGAGACGGAACTTGCCTTTTATTACAAAATACTACATTAAACTCTTTTTATTTTGAATTAACTGCCCCATCTGGTGGACCTGCAGGAACTGCAGCAGTAACATTAAATTCTGGTTCTAATGCTTTTGTAACATCAGGTGATTCTATGCAATTAAACATATCAATCAATACAGCTTCTGTTGCAACTCCAATTGGATTTATAGATATTAGCATAAATACTGGAACAACTGTCTATTATTTAAATAATAATAAAAAATGGCAAACTACTGCTACATCTTATACTGTATATAATCCTAATACAAGTGGGCCTGCAGAAGAGTTTATACTTGATATTAAAACGGCAATATTTCCAGGAAGCGGTCAGTTAAGTTTTACATATAGAATATCAGAAGGTATAAACTTTATTACATTAAGTAATTTTATAATGAAAATTAAATCTACTATATCTGCGTATAACTTAACTGGAACTTTAGTAGAAAATAAACAATATACAAATGAAGTATCTTTTCCTTACGGATCAAATGGCTCTGAGTCTTTTTATCCTTCATGTAAGGGAGCTCTAATATTAAGCGATAGAAGTGTTGCTTATGGATGGTATAGATTCGGCATGGATCCAATTGGAGAATTTTTTACATTATCTGAACTTTTAGTTCAACAGTACATTAACATTTACGCCTTAAACATAATTAATGTAGATTGTAATTTAAGTAGTTTTTATACCACAAATACTGCAGCTCGTACAATGAATGCTTCAAAGCTTATTTTTGCAACAGATTCAGATCCTGCAAGTATAAATATAAGTTCAAAATCATATATGTTGGGAAATATTACAATAGACTATCCTACAGATTCAATAAGTGCTACGTTATTGCAAATATCTAATACTGAAATAGCTTGCACAAGAATAAATAAATATATACCTCAAACAAGTACATTTTAAATATGGCATCGGTAATTAACGGAACAAACATAGTACTATACTACTTTAACCCTGCGACAAGCATAGCAGTTCCTTTTGGTGCAGCTACAAACTGTTCGTTTGAAACAAGTGTAGAACAATTAGAAGTAACAAGCCAAACATCAGCTTATTTTAGAGAATATAAAAATGACATGATAAGCTGGTCAGTAAATTGTGATGGCTTTGTGTCATTAAGCGATAATTACAACTACGCATATCTTTTGCAGTTGGTATTAGATCAAACTCCAATAACAATAAAATTCTCTATTGATAACGACAATGGAACTGGCAGTGGCTTATTAGGATATACCATTATAACAGGTCAGGCTAATATTACATCTTTATCTTTAACTGGTCCTTTAGAATCTGGATCTACATATAGTGTAAGCTTACAAGGAACTGGTGGATATTCTATTGATGGTGTCGAGGTAACACAAGAGGGAATCAATATTAGTAGCCAAATTGTTAAGATGTTTGACTATACTGCACCAGGCCCTACATCAACTGTAACGTTTCCTGGATCAATTGGATTTACTTGCTTTAGTGTTAGTAGAGGTGGCGTAGAGGTGCAAGACATATTAACAAGTGGAACTCCTACTGGAGATAATGTTAAATTTGATACTACAACAGGTATAATAACTTTTGGAACTGCTTTAGTAGCCTCTGAGCATGTTAGAGCATTATTTAAATAATTATGAGTCAATTACAGATAGTAAATTCAGCTAATTTTTCTACACTTGCAGGATCAGGTAATGTTATTGCAGGTGGAACAAATGCTGGTACATTAACTAAAATAACAATAGGTGCAGGTTTAACATTATCTGGTGGCGTACTTACATCTACTGGTACTGGTGGAGGATTGACATTAACCACAATAGGCACAAGTGGGGCAGCTACCTATAATAGTACTACAGGCGTATTAAATATTCCTATTTATTCAAGTGGAGCAGGTGCTGTAAGAAGTGTGTTTGGTCGTACTGGTGCTGTAGTGGCTGTAGCTGGTGATTATAATACCGACTTAGTTACTGAAGGAACTACAAACCTTTATTATACTAACACAAGAGCAAGATTAGCATTTAGTGCCAACGTAGGATCTGCATTGACGTATAATAACGCAACTGGTAGATATACCTTATTAGCTGCTGATAGTGGAACTGCAGGGTATTTAACTGCTGCAGATTGGAATGCGTTTAATAACAAACAAAATTCTTTTGGTACTGGAACTGCAAGCCAATTCTTAAGAGGTGATTTAGTATGGGCAGCTCCACCAGTTCCTTTTTTATATGAATTGCCAGATGTTACCTATGTAGGAACTCCTACTAACGGGCAAGTTTTAACATATAGATTTGGCGAATGGAGAAACGAAAACTTTTCTGCTGGGGTTCCTACATCAAGAACACTTACTATAAACGGAGTTGGTTATGATTTAACTGCTGATAGGTCTTGGTCAGTAGGTACAGTTACAAGCGTATCTGCATCAAGTCCATTATCTTCATCTGGTGGCACAAACCCTACTATAACTATATCTGCTGCTGGTACTTCATCAAGTGGTTTTTTAACTTCAATTGACTGGAATACATTTAACAATAAGGTAAGTACTGCTCAATTGGCAAATTACTTACCATTGACTGGTGGCACCTTATCTGGTAGCTTAACGGCAACTGCTTTCTTTGAGTCTTCAGATAAGCGTCTTAAAAAGCAAATAGAGGCGAATTATGCCCCTAAAAACATTCAGGATATACAAACCTACCTTTACCAAAAAGACGGCAGAATTGAGGTAGGATATTACGCACAAGAGGTATCTGAGATTATGCCTTATGCTGTAGCTGAAGCTAAAGATGGCTTCTTGGCAGTAGCCTACAACCAAGTCTTAGTATCAAAGGTTCAATATTTAGAAAATGAATTAAAAGCGTTAAAAGATGAGTTGGGCAGGATTAGCAAGTAATCAATGTATTAGTTATACTAACCTAAAGAATGCCATAGATACTGGTGTATTTATGTTAGCAACGGCAAGTATGCCAACAGGCAATAAGCAAGTAACAAGAAGTGAGGCTGAACAATTTGCTGTAATAAATCCTATTACATCTAAGGCTTCAAATCAATTACCAGTTAAATCTAACCTAACAGCTAAAACTGGCGTTTATAAGTGGAACATATCTGATAATGGGGATACTGTTTTTATAGATGCCTGTGCTTTATTTCTTGATATAAATACAATTGCTTGGACAAATACTGCAACACCTGTAGCTGGAACCGTATTTTATGATGACTATAATTTTACAACAATATTCCCTATGAGTGGTTATGCAGGACCATTTTTACATTTCAGGGCTTTTGGCAATACTGGAGCAGGTTTTAGATCAAGATTTAGCTTAGCAACATCTACTATAAATAGTCTTGTTATAGCTTGTTAGGCATTGTCTAATAATTGGTTATTTTTGTAGAAATATATATATAATGTCTTGTTTAAGTACAAATGCTGATTTTAGACCAGCACAATACAACATCTCGATATGGCGAAATGATACTTGGAGTCAGGTAATGGTAATTACTGCTAATGAAGTACCTGTTAGTTTAGTAGGTTCTGAGGTAGAAATTCAAGTAAGAAAGAAGCCTAATTCTACTGATGCTGAAATGACGCTTACCGAACAAAACGGAGGCATCACAGTAGGAGGTGTTAATAATAATCAAATCACCATTAATTATCCTGTTGATATAGCTGCTGGAACCTATGTTTATGACATGGTTGTAGTGTTTCCTAATGGAAATGAAAAGACTTACATATGGGGTAATTTTATTGTTTACGAAGATATAACTAAGATATAATGAGTACAGAAATAACTGTAGTTAACGACATAGTAGAAATAAACGTACAAGAAGATGTAATTGTGATTGAAGCTCCATCAGGGGCTTATCCTTTACCTACTGGTGTTTATTCAGTATATGGAAGGACTGGTAACGTAGTGGCACAAGATGGTGACTACAACCTAACTCAGTTAGGAGATGTAACTATCACAAGTCCTGCTACAGGTCAAGTGTTAAGATATAATGGCACAACATGGGTTAACTCTACTGAGTCCTATATAGGTACAGTAACCAATGTTTCTGCATTAACAATTGGAACCACTGGAACTGACTTAAGTTCAACTGTAGTAAATAGCACCACAACTCCAGTGATAACTTTAAATGTACCAACTGCGAGTGCTACAAACAGAGGAGCTTTAAGTTCAACAGATTGGTCAACTTTTAATGCAAAACAACCTGCATTAAATGGATTAGGTTTTGTTAAAATTAACGGAACTACAATAAGTTATGACAACTCAAGTTATTATCTTGCTTCTAACCCATCTTCATATATTCCTTTAACTGCATTAAGTTCTTCTGCAACAGGATTAACTTATAACAATACAACTGGTGTTTTCAGTACTACTGCAGGTTACGGAATACCTACAACTGCTAATCAGGCTAATTGGGATAGTGCTTATAACGATAAGATAAATAGTGCTGCTGTAACTGGAACGACTACTAAGACTTTAACACTTAACCAACAAGACGGAGGTACAATTACTGCAAGTTGGACTGATGATAATACCGATGCAGTTACTTCGGTGTTTGGTAGAACTGGTGCTATTACTGCTCAAAGTGGAGACTACAATACTTTACAAGTAACAGAAAATACTAACTTATACTTTACCGACCAAAGAGCAAGATTTGCTATAAGTGGTGATGCTACAAGCGGTGTGGTTTATTCTAACACTACTGGCATTATAGCTTTAGACGATATTCCAAATACAAGTTTACTAAACGATTCAGTAACAATTAATAGTAAGTTAGTCGCTTTAGGTGGCTCTACTACTTTGACAACAACTGACATCGGAGAAGGAACTAATTTATATTTTACGACTGCAAGAGCACAAGCTGCAATAAGCGGAACGGCTCCTATCAGCGTTGCAAGTGGTGTGGTTTCTATAAGCCAAGCTAACTCAACTACAAATGGATATTTAAGTAGTGCTGATTGGACTACTTTTAATAGCAAACAAAATGCTTTAACATTAGGCAACTTAACATCAAGCGACATAAGTGTAACTGGTGGAACTGGTGCGGTGGTTGGTAGTGGCTCTACATTGACTTTAGCAAATGTAAATAGTAACGTTGGTCAGTTTGGTTCATCTACTGCAATTCCAGTAATTACTGTGAATGCAAAAGGTTTAACTACTGCAATTTCTACTGTTGCGGTTTCAATTCCATCTGGTTCATTAAGTTTTATAGGCGATGTAACTGGAACTGGTAGCACTGGTTCTGATACTACTTTAACTTTAGCTACTGTAAACTCAAATGTAGGGGCTTATGGTGATTCAGTTACTGTACCTACTATTACTGTAAATGCAAAAGGATTAGTAACGGCTGCAAGTCAAACGGCTATTCCTACTGCTACGTCAAGTGTAACTGGTTTATTGACTTCTACTGATTGGAGTACATTTAACGCTAAACAAGCACAATTAAACGGAACTGGATTCGTTAAAGTAAGTGGCACTACTGTTACTTACGATAACTCAACATATTTAACAACTATTGAAGGCATCGCTGCTGGTGGTGAACTTAGTGGAACATACGCTTCTCCTTCTTTAGTAAACTCTGCCGTAACTGGTAAAGTTTTAACTGGTGTAAACATCACTGGTGGCACAATACAAGCAACTGACTCTATCTTAACTGCATTTGGTAAAATACAAAACCAAATCAATGGATTAGTTGGTGGCTCAATTTATCAAGGCACTTGGAACGCATCAACTAACACTCCAGCTTTAGCAAGTGGTGTGGGAACTAAAGGTTATTACTACATTGTTAGTGTGGCTGGTTCTACAAACTTAGATGGCATTACTGATTGGAATGTGGGAGACTGGGCAATCTATGATGGTACTGCATGGCAACAAGTAGATAACACTGATGCCGTTGTAAGTGTAAACGGATTTACTGGTGCGGTTTCTTTGACTACATCAAACATTGCAGAGGGTACAAACGAATACTTTACAACTGCAAGAGCAAGACAAAGTGTAAGTGCTGGAACTGGAATTAGCTATGATAACTCAACTGGTGTTATTACGAATAGTGCACCAGACCAAACTGTAAGTTTAACTGCATCAACTGGTATTTCTACAAGTGGAACATATCCTAACTTTACAATCACTAACACTGCTCCAGACCAAACTGTAAGTTTAACAAGTGGGACTGGAATTAGTGCAACTGGAACTTACCCTAATTTCACAATAGCAAATACTGCACCTGACCAGACTGTGTCTTTGACTGGTGCTGGTGGAACTTCAATAAGTGGAACCTATCCAAACTTTACTATAACAAGTACAGTAGGAACTGGAACTGTAACAAGCGTTGGTATTACCGAAAGTGCTGCTGCATTAACAATTACTGGAAGCCCAATTACGACAAGCGGAAACATTAACATTGGATTTGCTGGTGCTTCAACTGATTATGTAGCTGGAGATGGCTCATTAGTAGCCTTTCCAAGTATCCCATCAATAAGTGGATTAGTTCCTTATACTGGTGCAACAACTAACGTAGACTTAGGTACTCATACTTTAAGTGCTGCTAACTTAGTTGTAAATCATACAAGCGGAAGCGGTGTAGCTGCATCAATCACTAAAGGTGGTAATGGTGAGGCTTTAACTGTGGTTAAGTCAAGTGGAAGTGGAAACGCTGCAAGTATTACTGGTGGTGTTACATTATTGAGTGAATTAAACTTAACAACTGATTTAGCTGATGCTTACATAGCAAGTGCAACAACTTGGAATGCAAAGCAAAACGCAATAACATTAACAACTACTGGAAACAATGGTGCGAGTACTTTTGTTTCTAACACTTTAAATATTCCTACTTATACCTTAGCTGGTTTAGGTGGTATCAACTTAACATCTTTAAGTGCTACAAGTCCTTTATTATACGATAATACAACTGGTGTATTCTCAATACAACAATCAAGCGGTTCACAAGCTGGTTTCCTATCTGCTGCTGATTGGACAACGTTTAATTCTAAGCAAGGCGCAATAACTTTAACTACAACTGGTTCAAGTGGTGCTGCTACTTTTAGTGCTGGAACTTTAAATATTCCAGAATATACTTTAAGTGGATTGGGTGGAGTTCCGACAAGTAGAACTATTACAATTAATGGTACTACTCAAGATTTAAGTGCTAACCAAACATGGACAATTAGTTCAAACGTAAACGCAACTAATACTCAAGATTATACTGCAACTGCTAATCAAACTGTATTTACGGTTACTGGCGGTTACACAGTAGGTCAATTAGCGGTTTTCTATAATGGTTCTAAATTAGCATCTAACGAGTTTACTGCAATAAACGGCACTACATTTACTTTAGCTACTGCTTGTCAAGCTAATGACATAGTACAAGCGGTTGTTTCTGTAACTGGTGGAGGTATTGGAGGTAGTGGAACAACTAATTACATCTCTAAGTGGAGTGCAAGTGGAGTATTAATGAATAGCTTAATGTTTGATAATGGGACTAATGTAGGTATTGGTACTGCAAGTCCAGCAAATAAATTAAGCATATCAAATAATGGTAATGCAGCAGTAGCATTTAGGATTAACGATACTAATGCAAATGCAAGTTTCTTATCTTTAAACGCATCTAACACTGATGCTGCGATAATTGCTGGAGGTACATCTGCTATACCATTTGATATTTACACTGGAGGTGTTGCAAGATTTAGAGTTTCTTCTACTGGTAATGTAGGAATTGGTACAAGTAATCCAGGTGGAGGTATATCTGGTACAGAGGTTGCATTAGAAATTTCAAATAGTAATGTTGCCGTATTAGCATTAACATCTGCATCTACTAATGGTAAAAAATATCAAATTTATTCTGCTAATGATGGTGCATTAGTAGTAAGAGATAATAATGCATCTGCTACAAGATATGTTTTAACAAGTGCTGGTTATGTTAAATTTACTAGTACTGGTTCTGTTAATGATATAAATGCACAAAACTTTGAATTTGTAAATGGAACTGCTGGTAATAATTCTCATTTTATTGGCAATACAAATACAAGTTTTGGAGGAGCTTCTTTATTAAGATTAAATTGTAGTAGAGTAACTACAAATGGAACATATAATTTAATTGCTGCAACTAATGGTAATAGTACTGGAGAGTTTATTGTTAGAGATTCTGGTAATGTTCAAAATACAAACAATTCATATACTGGAACATCTGACATTAAATTAAAGCAAGATATTATTGATGCAAATTCTCAATGGGATGATATAAAGCAAATGAGAATACGCAAATTTAGATTTAAGAAACAAGTAGAACAAGATGAAAATGCTCCATATCTTTTGGGTGTAATTGCACAAGAAATAGAGCAAGTATCTCCAAATCTTGTAGATGAAAATGTAGATTTTGATGGTACAGATGAAAATGTAACCTCAACGACTAAATCTGTTAAATATTCAATTATTTATATGAAAGCGGTTAAGGCATTACAAGAGGCAATGAATAGAATAGAGCAATTAGAATCAGAAGTAGATACATTAAAACAATTAGTAAAATAAAATATTATGGGTTTAACTTATGAGATATGATCCAGTAAATAATGCTTATGTTTATGCCCATAAAAGACTTGATAATAAAAATGTCTTTTATATTGGCATTGGTTCTTTAAGTAATTTTAAAAGAGCATATCAAGTAGATAAGCGTAATGAGCATTGGAAAAGAATCTATAA